GTCCGCGCCGGCGGGGCGCAGCCGCAGGTGGGGCGCCGCGACGAATCCCTCGAGGTCGCGGTGCCCCCATGGCCGCCGGTTCGCTTGGCCGGCGCCCACGTAGCCAAGTTCCTGGGCAGGGGAGAGGCGGTCGAGGATTGCGTGCATCGGCTGTCCTGCCGGCCGATGCAAGCGGGGGCGGGCCGGCGTCGCCCGTCAGGGCTCAGGATGCGCGAGGCCGACCGCGGCCGGACTTGTCGCCCAGACCGACCTGCTCGGCCACGGGCGCGGCCACGTGGGCCGCGCCGGCTGCTGGCGGCTCGACGATCTCGAACACGTCGGTGTTCACTTCGGTGTCGTCGGGGACCTCGAAGACCTCCCCGCCATCGGCGGGGTTGCCGTAGATGTCCATCTCGACACCTTTGCGATAGACGCCGCAGATGTAGGCATCGACTCGAGCTCGCAGTTTCATGGGTTCCTCAGCGGCCGCTCGTGTAGTCCACGGCGAGCGGGTTGTAGGCGTGCGGCGTGAGCCGTGCCGTGATGCCCCCGGCGGTCCAGTCGGCCGCGGGAACGAGACAGATGATGCCGAAGCCGAGGTACTTGGCGCTGCGCACGGGGATTGCCGACGGCGCACCGCCGGCCACCAGGCCGAAGGTGTGCAGCGGCGGGATCGCCAGGTCGCAGACGCGGCCCTCGAGCAACATCGACGAGTAGAGGCGCGGCCCCTGGACGAAGATCCTCCAGTCCTCGGCGATGATGTCCGCCAGCGGTGCCGGCGTGATCGTGTCCGAGAAGGCCACGAAGAACTGCAGCCAGTTCGCTCCCACGGCGTTGAACGACGTCGCGATGCGGAACACGGCGTGCAGGCCGCCGCCGCGAGCCATGTCCATCGCCTGGTCGAACTCGATGTAGGAGCCAGCGAGCGTCGTCGGCAGCGGATGGATCTGGATGTCGGTGACGGCCGGCGCACCGCCGCCGGCCGGCACGATCGTCGGCCTGGCGTTGGTGCAGATGATGAGGTCGTTGTCGTGCATGGTTCCGCCTCCTACCAGCCGCCGGCGTAGACCTTGGCCGGGCTCGAGGCGGCGATGGGCACCAGGCGCGCCGTGATGGCGCCAGCGGTGGTGTCGACCGCGGTCGTCGTGACGCCCAGGCGCAGCGCGCTGCGCGGGTCGGACCCCGAGATCGCGGGCAGGGCGATCTGCGGGCGCATGGTCAGGCACACCACGGTGCCGTTGACGTTGGCGCTCGCCGCCGCCGCCAGCTGGGCCTGCGTGAACAGGGGGGAGACGTCCAGGTCGACGGGGTTGCTGCCGTCGTCCTCGCACGCCTGCAGGCGGAACTGCACGTAGCTGGTGCCACCGGCGTTCGCGAACGAGGTGGTGACCATGATTTCGCAGGCGATGCCGCCTGCGGCGGCCAGGTCCATCGCCACGTCGAAGGGAATCCAGTCGGTGGACTCCACGGTGTTGCCGGCCACGGCGAACACGTTCTGCGCGGTGCAGAAGATCAGGTTCAGGTCTGCGGTCATGTCTGTGTGTCCTTGTCTGCGGGGGAGCCCGGAGGCTCCCCCTGTGTCTGCAGAGCCTCGGTCAGGCGACCTGCTGCTCGGTGTTCAGGATCCGGTCACACAGGCGCACCGGCGTTCCCATGTAGCTGAGCTCCATCATCTCGCCGTTCGCGTCGCCGAACTGCGTGGCTGCCTTCTGCACGGTCAAGCCCGTGCTGACGGTCATCGTGAGCGCCAGGCGCATCATCGTCGTGTGCATGAGCTCGTTCACGTAGAAGACCTTCTTGCCGGGCTTCCGCATGCGGCCCTTGGCCCGCAGCATCTGGTGCAGCACGTTGGTGAACGACGTCGGCGCCTGCTCACCGGTCAGCGCCGCGGCGTCCGTCGCGACGATGTTGCAGATGCGCGCGACGCTGCGCCAGTCCTCGACCACGAGGCCCATCTGCCAGCGGTGCTCGGTCTCCTTGACGTAGAGCCGCTTCGTGCCGTTCTGGAACGGCACGGTGCCGCGGTCGACCTTCGTGTAGCCGCCCGTGGTCCCTTCGGGGAACGTGCAGTAGACGTCCGGCCCCCAGTTGACCAGGTAGACGCTGGTGTTCACCGCACCGGCACCGCCGGTGCAGCTGAAGACGTTCGAGGCCTTGGTGCCGGTCAGCGCGTTGTAGCGCGTCGCGAAGCCGTTGATGTCGCGGTCGTCCGCCGTGCGGTTGCCGTAGAAGATCATCTGCGCCGCGGCCTGCTTGAGCGCCTCGGCGAAGCCGATGTCCTGCTTGGCGCGCAGTGCGCCCTCCTGGCCGCCGACCTCGCAGAGGTCGGCCGCCACGCTCGACAGGCCCGTCAGCATCGTGCAGAACTCGCGCTCCTGCGCCTTCTGCCCCTTGCTCGGCTCGGTGCCCTCGTTGTAGGCGGTCTTCGCCACCGTCGGCAGCTTGGTGTCGACGCTGTAGACGTGGGTGGTGCCGTCGTTGCACACCATCCACGGGATGTCCATCAGGACCTGGTTCTCCTGCGCGAGCAGGGCAACCTGGGGGAGCACCTTCCCCTTGTGGAAGAACTGGCTCCACTCCACCAGGTTCATGCGGTACTGCGTGAGCTTGGCCACGGGCTACTCCTTTCGTTGTCGTTGAGCTGTTGCGTCGTATTCCGCGATCAGTTGCTCCTCGACTGAGAGCTTCGTGGGCGGGTGAGAGAGATCCCCCTTGGGAGATCGGTCGTTCGTGACCAGATCGCCACCAGCGGCGAGCAGGTCGACGAAGTCTGGGTAGTGGGCGAGCGGCGACTGCGCGATGAACTGCCGCAGCTCCTTGCTCGCGTACTTGGCGAGGAACCGGTTCCCGGCGCGCACGACCTGGGCGATCTTGTCGCCGTGCCGCTCCTCGAGCGCGGTCTGCCACTGCTCGACCTGGTGCGTGATCGTGTCACGCATCTGCGCCGTCATGTCCTCGGCGATCACCGGCAGCATCTCGTCGAGCAGCTGCTTGGCGTCGGCGTTGGAGAGCTTCAGCTTCCCGGCCGCGTCCTTGTAGGCGTCGACGATCGCCGGGCGGTAGGGCTCGCGCCCCTCGGGCGGATCGCCGAAGTCGTAGACGATCGGGGTCTCGTCCTTTGCCTCGGGCTCGGGCTTGCCCTCTTCGGGCTCCGGCTCGACGTCGTCGCCGAGCTTGGGCTTCGTCTCCTCGACGTCATCGCCGAGCTGCGGACCCTTCGGCGCGGGCGGTGCCGGCGCCTTGTCCTTGGCTGCCGGCGGGGCCGGCGGGGCCGGCGGCGCCGGCGGCAACGCGAGCTGCGCGGGAGACGAGCTGGCGGGCTTGTCGACTGTCGTGGGTGCTGGCATTAGATCCCTGGATCCCTCATTGCCGCGTCGTCCCGGGCCGCGGCTTCCATCCGCGCCGCTGCGATCTTCGCCTCGAGGCTGTCCGCCTCGAGCCGCAGCCAGGCCTGTGGGTCGTGCTTCTGGCAGGTCGCCCGGATCATCTGACCGATCGCCCGGCGACCCCGGTGGTCCGCCATCGCCGCGTGGCTGTCCAGGGGTCCGAGCTCGTCGACCTGCGACCAGCGCAGGATCGTCGCGACCACCCGACAGCCACTCGGGTCGTGCAACAGCCACTGCCAGTCGAGAGCCGCCTGGGCCTCGGGGGACAGCGCGTTCGGCTTGTTCTTCTCGATTACGACCACCGGTTAGTGCCGGCTGCGCACACACGCGGCCCGGCGCCGGCAATCGTAGACTCCCAAGGAATCCGGCAATCGGCGGCGCGCGCGCTACCCATCCCCTGCCGCGCGGCGCGTTGTGTGTATCCGCGCGCCCTCGTGCGGGCACGCGCGTAGAAGCGCACCGCTCCGCCCGCAGGAATTCTTGCCGGCGCGGCCCGGAACCGTCAGACGGCGGCCCCGAGGCGTAAAGCGGCCACCACGACGCGCCACGCGAGCTCGCGCGCCTCGAGGCGCAGAGCGGCCGCCTGCTGCCGCTCCATGCTGCCCCAGGCCGAGGCGAGCGCGGCCTCGGCGATACCCACGTCCTGGCCGTCGGCGCGCCGGATCTCGGTCACCGCCTGCTCGCACAGCAGCGCCTCGAGGCGCTCGCGAGTCACCGATTGGTACTGCTGTGCCAGCCGGTTGGCCGTGGCATACACCTCGAGCGCGATCTTGCCGCCGAGCTTGTCGATGACCCAGTTCATCGGGCACCGACCGGCCCGAGCAAGGCCTGCTCCGCGTCGAGCGCGCGCCGCCATTCGGCCAGCCCCACGCGCACGGCGCGCACGTCGTCGGGCGTGTAGGGGAGGGCGCCGAACCAGCCGTCTGCGCACTTCTCGGCGAAGACCAGGTTCCGCCGCTCGAGCTCGAGGCGGCGCTCGTCGACGCCGCTGCAGGCCACGAGGAAGACGCACGGCAGCAGCACCAGCAGCTTCGCGGCGCTCGGCTTGGTGGCCACGGCCTTCGCCGCCGATCCGACCCCGAGCAGGCCGAGGCCGCCGTAGATCATGGGATCGCAGTGCAACAGCCCGCCGGCGACGGTCACGATCACGCCGGCAATGATCATCAGGATGGACGGGGACAGAAGGGTCTTCATCAGTTCTCCGAATGGCAGTTGAGCCGCTCCAGGATCCTGTCTTGCGTGTCGGCGATGCGCTCCTGAGTCGCGCTGATGTGGTCCAGCCCGGCGATGATCCTGCCGTGCGCATCATGCTCCGTCGTCTCGAAGCGCCGGAAGGAATCGACGGCCAGGGTCAGGCTGCGGATGCTGCGGTCGATCTGCGCCGACTGGCGCTTCACGACCCAGATCATCGAGGCCACCAACGTGCCGAGAATCGCGAAGAGAGCTTGGTCCATCAGGTCCTCAGATGATCAGACACCGCACGAACGCAGTGCCGGTGTTGTAGAGCAGGTAGAGGAAGTCGAGCGTTGTTCCGCCGTCGGTGAACCTCACCGCCGCCATCTTGTCGCCGACCACAGCGGTGCCCTGTGATGTCCACAGGTAGCTGAAAGGCGAGTGCGATCGCTGCGCTGCGTCCAACATGAAGAGGCGGTTGTTGCTGGCCAGCGCCCAGTAGATCTTGCCGCCGATCGCCGCGAACGAGCTGCCCGACGCGGTGGCGTTGCTGATCGGCGCGAAGGGCGCTGTGTTCTCCCACGTATTCGCGGCGATGTCGTAGATGTCCAGGGCCGCGCCGCCGCGATGCGAGTAGATGAAGCGCCCGTTGTAGCCGCCGTTCGCCCAAAGGGCGTGGCTGGAGTCGGTGATCCAGTTGGCCGACATTCCTGCTGCCGTGACGTTGCCGCGCGCTGTCAGCGTCGACCAGGAGTTGCCGCTGATGCTATAGCGGTAGGTGGCGGTCGCTGCGTTTCCCAGCAGGTAGAGGAAGTCGTCGTTGCCGGTGATCTCGTAGACGCTCGTGGCGTCCGGAGGCGTCGACCAAGCCGCGACGGTCAGCTGGGTGGCCGTGTTCGCGGTGATCGTGCGCACCTGGCCTGCACCGGTGCCGGCGCTGATGCGGACCTGGTAGTTGATCCACTGGCTTGCCGTCCATGCCTTGCCGCTGTCGGTCAGCGTCGTGGCGCCTCCCGCGGTCGCCGTGCCCGACGAGAACGTGGCGTCGAGGCCTGGCGTTGCCACGAGCCTGCCGTCCGTGCCCCACGACGCCGGGGCGCTGGTGACCGACAGCGAAGACCACGCGTTCGTGAACACGTCGTAGACGCGGAAGGAGGACGCGCTCATGGTCCCCGCGTTCCAGAAGAACACGCGTCCGGTCAGCAGCTGGTAGGTCGACGCCGCGGTGATCGGCGTCGAGAACGGCGACGTCACCGTGATGACGGAGTTCGCGCCGACCGTGTTGTAGGCGATGGTCCTCGTCTCGCCGGCAGCAGGCCCTGACGTGATGCGCACCGAGTGCCCAGCCATCGACCGGGCCGCGGTGATGTTGGTCGTGATCGTCGTCGTGCTGCCGGCGGTCGCGGTGCCGCTCGGGCCGATCGGATGGCAGCAGCCGCACGCGCCCGCGCCGAACGTCCCACCAGCACCCGACGTCGGCAGGGTCATCCATGCGTCCTCGTACGGGAAGTAGCAGTAGATGACGGACAGGGAGACGAAGTAGTAGATCGCCTGGTCGACGAGGTTCGACTTCGTGATGAACGACCCGGCCGCGCTGTTGGTCCACGCCGGCGCGCAGAACTCCCACTGCTTGCGGTCGAGCAGGCGCTTGAGGTTGACGGTGGTGGTCATGAGGTCACGATCTGCCGGCGGACTTCATTCGCCAGCAGCTGCTGCGTGGCACTCGCCGGCAGAGTGTTGACGACCAGGTTCGTGCTGATCGTGCCAGACACTGGCTGCGTGGCGCCGGATCCGTCGACCCGCAGCGCTGGTCCGGTTCCGATCGACGTTTGGAAGGAGTAGAGCCGGGAGTTCATCTGCGACAGCATGCGCTCGCAGGTCTCCATGACGGTCTGTAGTGCACCCATGAAGTCCTCCACGGTGACGAGTTCGGTCGTGCCCGTTTCGCTGTTGAACAGGAGAACCTGATCCTGTTCGGACACCTCGACCACGATCGGCACGTCGGTCGCGTCCAGGGCGGACGCATCGGGTTCGAGGGCGTTTTCGGCGACCTGGCGCATCGAGCGGAGCGCGTCCTGCACCTCGACGTCCCGCAGCGGCCCCCGGCCGGGGGCTGGCCCAGGCCACTGCGTGCGCCGGATCACTGCACTGCCTCCGCCATGTCGATTCTGGTCATCCGCCGAGCCTCAGTCCTCACAGTCCCAGTTTGCAGGCGGCCCGGAATGCCGTCGCTGCAGGTGGCCTTTCGGTCCGCACTGCGCAGGGCACCTCGACTGCCTGGCCGTCATAGCTGGCAATGATCACGGTGTCGCCAGCCGCGATGCCAAGCACCAGGCCCTTCGTGCCCGCGACGTCGGACACGGTCGCCACGAGCTCGTCGTCGGATGCCCAGGTGGCATCCTCGGTGTGATCCACCTCGCTCGAGTCCGAATAGGTCCCGATGGCCGCACACGCGACTTCGTCACCCTCCCACATGAATGGGGTCGCAGGCGTCACCGCGAGGGACACCAGCTCGGCCGCCGTGACCGTCAACGTCGTGTCGCCGCTGATCAGGCCGAGCTCCGCCTCAATCGTGGTCTCGCCCTCGGTCAGCGTCGAAGCCAGGCCTTCGGTGCCGGCCTCGTTCGAGATCGTGGCAACGTCTTCGTCGCTCGAGGTCCAGGTGACTGCCTCGGTGATGTCCGCCTCGGAATCGTCGTTGTAGGTGCCCGTGGCCGTGAACTGCCGCGTCAGGCCGAGCGCAGTCGACGGGTCCTCGGGCGTGACCGCGATGCTGACCAGAGCCACGGCAACGACCGTGAGCGTAGACTCCCCGACGACGTCGCCGAGGGTAGCTGCGATCGTGGCTTCGCCCACGGTCAGCGTCGAAGCCAGTCCTTCGGTGCCGGCCTCGTTCGAGATGGTTGCAACCGCCTCGTCGTCGGACGTCCAGGTGACGTCTTCGGTGATGTTCTCCTCGGACTCGTCGCTGTAGGTGCCCGTGGCCGTGAACTGCCGCGTGGAGCCGACCACGTTCGACGGGTCCTCGGGCGTCACCGCGATGGACACCAGCTCGGCCGCCGTGACCGTCAACGTCGTGTCGCCGCTGATCAGGCCGAGCTCCGCCTCAATCGTGGTCTCGCCCTCGGTCAGCGTCAAGGCAAGGCCTTCGGTGCCGGCCTCGTTCGAGATCGTGGCAACGTCTTCGTCGCTCGAGGTCCAGGTCACCTCATCGGTGATGTCCGCCTCGGACTCGTCGCTGTAGGTGCCCGTGGCCGTGAACTGCCGCGTCAGGCCGAGCGCAGTCGACGGGTCCTCGGGCGTCACGGCGATGCTGACGAGCGTCGCCGCCCCGAACTCGAACGCGCCAGCGTCCGGCGTGGCGTCGCGCACCACGCGGTCGAAGTCGCGCAGCACCACGGTCTCCACGCCGGCATCGACAGCATCGCCGTCGACGGTTAGGTGCATGTTGGTGCCACTGACCACGCCGGGATCCACGGCGGTACTGAGGCAGCCGTCGACGTCGAAGGTCGTGCCGTCGTCGGTGTAGGTCAGCAGATCCGGCCCCGTGATGCTCGGTGCGTAGAGCCACGAGTTCCTCACGACGACGTCGCCGGTATGGTCGTATGCCTCGACCGCGATCAGCCCGTTGGAGCGCGCCGTGGAAGCGGAGTAGAACGAGCAGTGATGCACCTCGATCTCGTTGATGGGCGGCGCGTCGGCCGGCGCGGTGGCCCGCTGCACGATGCGCACCAGTGAGACGTCGCCGTTGTCGGCGGCGGTCTTGTCGATGGCGTGCACGTTGCGCACGCTGACCTTCTCGGCGCACACGTAGACGCACACCTGCGTTCCGCTTTCGACGTCGCAGGCCATGCCATCCACGACCACGGTCCGCACGCGGCTGAGGTAGCCATCGGAGCCGGACGCCGGTCCGATGGTCACTGCCCAGTCGCCACGGCTGGTCACCGCGTTGTGGTCGAAGAACACGCGCTCGGTCCACCAGTAGTCCGGCAGGTCCGGCATGTCGGCCGGCGGCTCGCTGTGCAGCTTGATCGCGTGGCGGATCGGATCCTGCCGGTAGAGGTCGCAGTAGCCGCAGTAGGCGTCCTGCACCCATGGCCAGCGCAGCAGGTGCGTCGCGTCGTTGTTGGCCAACCTCGTGTTGACGACACTGACGTAGCGCCCGGTCATGTAGCAGGTGATGCCGAGCTGGTCGGTCGCCGAGCAGTCGACCACGTGCACGTCGCGACTGAGCTCGCGGGTCGGCGTGTTGTCCGACCCGAAGGCGACGTTGAAGCCCGCGTCTACCTGCACGCGCCAGAACAGCAGCCCCTGGATCACGCCGAGGCCGAACGGCGCGTGCGGCGTGCCGGACGTGGTGTCCGCGTGCAGGTCGTAGAGCTTGACGTTCGTGCCGGCGACGCTCGGCACATCGCTATAGGTGGATCGGATGATGGGAGCGTTCGGATCGATACCGCGCGCGTCGCGCGTGCCAGCGGTGCCGAACGCTCCGATCTGCACGTTGCTGTAGTTCAACGTCGCGAGGGACGCGTTGGCGAACGTCTCTCCGCGCCGGAACAGGATGCGCCGATTGTTGGCTGCGTGCGCCGTGAGCACCGCGTTGTAGTCCGACGAGGTCACCTGGGTGGCGCCTGCCGGCGCGTCGGTGAAGGTGCCGCTCGAGGAGACGACGATCGTCTGTGTCGTGGGAAACGTGGCGTCGGCAGAGGCAACCGTGAACTCGACCTCGGCCGTCTCCGTCCCGTCGTTGAGGTCGAGCGTGACGGTGTGCGTCCCGGCCTCGAACACGCGCGCGACGCAGGGGCCGCACCCAACCTCCTGCTTGCTGCAGCCCTCGAGGTCCCAGAGGTAGTCGCCGTCGCGCCACTCGCGCGACTGCGGCACCGGGTCCGCCAGGAACATGATGGCGGCTGGCTCGACGAGGTCGCTGGACCGGACCGTGATCGCCAGCGGCCGCTCGAGCCCCGGCCCCAGCGTCGTGCCGGAGTAGGTCCGACCATCGTAGAACTGCGCTCCGAGGTGGGTCATGTCAGGCCAGTGGGTTGCAGACTCCGACGAGCGGCACGCGGCGCACGAGCGCGCCGCCGCCAGCCACGTTGTTCAGTTTCCAGCCCTCGAGCCCCGAGAAGTCGGCTGGGTCCACGAAGGGGCATGCCGTCAACGTCACCTGCCCCGGAATGACGGCGTCGCCGAAGCCGCTGTAAGCCGCAGAGCTCGCGCGGATCGCGTTGCTGTAGATCTGCCGCACGTTGGTGACCGAGCCAGTGGTCATGTGAATGCCGGTCGCCACGAGGTCCAGGATGTTGTGCATGACGCACAGCTGGGTGGCGTTGGCGGCCGCCGTCAACCCCTCGAGCGTGATGCCGGTGGCCCAGTTGTAGAGCGAGTTGCGCGAGATCACGGTCGCGCCCCCTTCGTTCTGCGCCTGGCTGCGGATGCCGATGCCGCTGGCGGTGCCGTCGCCCACGACGATGTTCTCCATGATCGCGAACGACCGCAGGTTGCCGGCCCGGATGCCGATGCTCACACCTGGCGCGCGCACGAAGCAGCCGTAGACCACGCTCCCGTTGCCCGTCACGCAGATGCCGTAGCGGCTGTTGCCGCCCACGATCTTCACCGCGCACCGGATCAACGACACTCCGCCCGTCTCGTTCAGGTAGCCGTAGCCGTTGGCGTTGCTGTTCGTGATGGTGCAGTCGATCAACGTGACCTGCTGCGCAGTGGGGTAGACGGCGTCGCCGTTCAGGTTCGCGACGACGTCGAAGCCCTCGAGGACGTTGCTGCGCCCGGTGATGGCGAGGTAGGCGCCGGCCGAGAACGTCAGCGTCACCCGCCCGCCGTCGCCGGGCGTGGTCGTGTAGGCGCGCCAGTGGATCGCCTGCGTGTCGCTGCCGGCGACGCTGATCGTCAGCGTGGACAGCCCTGAGTAGGTGCCGGTCTTGACGTTGACCCGCTGGCCTGCGCTCGCGGTGGTGACCGCGGTGGCGAGGGACCACGCGTTGGCTTCGGATGTGCCATCTGCGGCGCCGGCGCCGGCGGCGGTGGCGTAGCGTTCGGTGAATGCCATCAGTAGAGCAGATCCACTGCGTTGGTTGGGATGGTGCTGCCGAGCGCAACGATGCGCTTCGTATAGGCTGGCCAGAGTTCGCCGGCCACGAACGTGCGGGCCGGCAGGACGTTGCCGCTCGGCGAGACCAGGACCACGTCGCCGGCGACGCTGAACCGCAGCGCGCGCGGCATCGGATCCCAGTCGACGCCGTAGCCGCCGGCGTCCGCGGCGGTCTGGAAGTCGTAAGCAACGCCACCCGCATTCATGCCTGTGATCTGTCCCATGTCATGCCACCTGCTGCAGCGTCTGCTGCGCTTCGCCGGCGCTCCTGGCCAGCTCGATTCCTTGCCCGGCCGCGGCCACCTGGGCCTGGGCCTGTTCCATGCGCCCGCGCGCGTCGCGCAGGTCCCGCAACGCTTCGATCTGCCGGATCGCCTGCACCGGGCAGCCCTCGATCTCAGCCACTCGCCGCAGCGCCGCGTCGAAGTCGAGGTTGTCGAGCACGCTCGGATCCAGCTTCGACAGCTCGCCGCCCAGCGTGAACACGCGCACGATCGCGTCGACCTCACCATGGCGCTGCTTCCGCGCCAGCGGCGAGGTGTATTCGATGTCGATCCGATCGGGCAGCGAGCTCGGCGGCTCCGGCAGCTGCCCGGCGTCGGCCAGGGCCTGCCACTCGAGTTCGACCAGCGGGCCGATCAGCTCGTCGAACAGCTGGTAGACCGCCGGCAGGAACTCCATCAGGTCCTGCGTCGTGCGCGTGTCGACTTCGCGCGCGGTCATCTGGTGCTGCAGGCCGCGCAGCGAGGCCACCAGCGACGCGCCCAGCGAGTCGCGCACGTCCTGCACCGTGCTCTGCAGCATCGCGTCGAACTCGCGCAGGTCGGTCGCCACGTCGAAGAGCGTGGTGATCGGCTGCGTGCCCAGCACGGGCGTCATGCCGCCGGGCAGCATCCGGACCTCGTGCTCCTGCACGCCGGGCGGCAGCTGCAGCGCCGGCTGGACCTTGAAGGCCAGGCCCTGCCCGTAGCGGTAGAGCATCTTCCGCAGGCGCACCAGGTGCGGCAGCGCGTCGCCGCCGCGGCCGTAGCCGTAGGCGGTGCCGGGCATCCGGCCCCAGCGCGTCACCAGGCACGGGAAGTGCCGGAACCCGCGGATCCCGAGCATGAGGTCCGAGCTCGACCCGTTCTCGTAGTAGTAGCTGCGCCAGGGCAGCGCGCTCGAGCGGTGCGGGTTCAGGGCATCGCGGTCGGGCTCGATCGCGTGGACGACCTCGATCGGCTCGTCGTAATGCTGGCGCTTGTAGAGGTGCTTCGCCTGCGGGCTCAGCCGGTCGACGCCGAACTCCTGCGCCAGCTGTCCGACCGTGAGCGTGTACTCGCGGAACAGCGTGTCCGGCCGGTAGTGCGCATCCTCGGCGATCATGTACTCACCCATCGAGCACGTGTCGATGCGGAAGTAGTCCTCCTCGTCCTCGAGGAAGAGCGCCGCGGCCGTGCCGAACGCGATCAGCTCGGTCGCGAACATGCCCAGCGCCTGGTTGGCGTTGCTCTGGTTGTGCGCCGTGCGCTGGCGCAACTCGAGTTCCTGCAGGTAGTGCGCAGTGTCCCGGTCGTAGTCCCACTGGCCGCGCACCATCAGGTGGTACCACTCCGAGGTGGCTGGCATGCTGCCGCTGATCACCCCGGCCACGATCGCCTGCAGGCTCTGGTAGCCGACCGCGTGCACGATGTGCTCGTTCTGCTCGCCGCCCTTGATCCGCTCGTAGGGGTTGCGCAGGTAGGGCAGCCGGGTCGGCAGCAGCTCCTCGGCGATCTTCGTGCAGTAGTCGATCACCGGCAGGCGCTGTTCCTTGAGCGCGCAGACTCTGCGGTCCGCGTGCTGCCGCAGCGGCACCACGTCGACGCCGGCGAGCGAGAGCCCCATCAGGCCCCCAGCAGCCTGGTGCCGAACACCAGGTCTGCGTGGTTGACGCCGAGGGTGCTGCGCTTCGGCTTCTGCTCGGCCCCGGACAGGAGCCGCGCCAGGTCAGGCATCTGCTCTGCCGCCTTGTTGCGCGCCATCGCGGCCTCGCGCGACTGGCTCAGGACCCGGTTCTCGGCTTCCTTGGCGGCCGCACGCTGATCCTTGGCGGCGTTCTTCTGGGCCTTGTAGGCGCGCTCGCCGGCGTAGATGGGGTAGCCCATTGGTCCCAGCGCCATGAAAGCCAGCGAAGAGGTGTCTGCCATCTAGCCTCCGCGGCGCGCACGCGAACGCGCATCGCGGGGAGTACGCTGCCGCAGATCCATCTCGTACGCAACAGACCGCGGCACCATGCCGAGCCGCTCGAGCATGCGGCAGTGCCGCTCGCCGTAGCGCGCCGGCACCCGGACCAGGTCGGCTCCGGCCTCGCGCCCGGCCTGGATCAGCTTCCGGATCAGCGGCGCGCCGTAGGTGCCGCGGCGGTCCGGTTGCACGTATACGCTCCAGCACGCGCAACAGCGCATGATCCGCCACACCTCGGGCTCGAGGCAGGCGAGCGCGTAGCCGACCAGTTTGCCCTCGTGCTCCACCAGCAGAACGAGCAGCAACCCGAGCTCGTCGACGTGCCGGATCAGGGCCTCGTCGGGCACCGCCCCGATGCCAGTTTCTTTTGCTGCAGCGGCGAGCAGGTGCCCGCCTCGAGCTGTCAAGTCGTTCAGCGTCCCGACCCTGATCATCCGCCGAACCCGAACTCGTCGTGGCCGCTGGTCCGCCGCGGCAGCCCAATCATCGTCTCGAATCCGCGCGGTGGGATGGGGAACGCGAACGTGCACGCCAGCGCGTCCGACAGGTCCGGGGAGACTTGGATGCGCCGCTTGAACGCGTCCTTCGGCTCGAGCGCCAGGCGGTCGCCCTTGAACGTGTAGGTCAGTCCGGAGAGCTCCTTGACCAGCTCGGGCATGTTGGGCAGAGCGCCGCCAGAGCGCACCCATTCGGCCATGAGGAACCACATCTCCGTCCGCTTGTTCGAGTAGCGGGAATCGAGCGGGGAGCCGGCGAACTCGACCGGCACGGGGTTGCGCTTCAGCACGCGCAGCTGGTCGATCCAGCCGGCGCCGAAGCCGCCGGTGTTGTCGATGAAACACGCGTCGGCATCCCAGTCGCGCCAGCGCGCAGCGACCCTGCCGGCGCCCTCGACGCTGCGCACGCCACGCATCACGATCGGCTCGAGCGCCAGGCGACCCTGCCGCGGGAAGATCACGCTGCGGTCGAGGCCTTCGCGCGCGACGTCCACGCCGAGCACCCTCGGCGCGTCGGCGACCTCGTCCTGGCCGATCTGCCGCGCCATCGCGTCGCGGACCTCGTCCGGGCTCAGCAGCGTGTTGATGCTGCCGAGCGGGAACTGGCCCAGGATGTAGGCCATGACCCAGGGGTCATCGCGCCCGTATTTGTCGATCCACTTCCGAGCCCACTCGATGTCGATCCGCGGCGAGCGCTTCGGATCGTCCGGGTCGCCCGTGATGCGGATCACGTGCCAGTCTTCGGCGAGCTCGGTGCTCGCCGCGTAGAGCATGCCCTCGCGCGTCAGCGGGTTGCCGGCCTGCACGATCTTGCCGACCTTGCAGTTGCTGAGCGCCTGGTCGGCGGCGCGCAGCACGGTGACCGGGATCGCGCCGCTCTCGTCGATCAGCGCGATCGGATAGCCGCTGTGCAGGCCCGACAGCGTGCGCCCCTGCTCCTCAGCGGACGCCGTCTTCGGCCAGGTGCGCGCCGAAAGGAACCACGTCTCCGGGTGATCGCGCGCGAAGATCCGTTCCTTGGTCCAACAGAACGCCGTGCTCAAGAACGGCGAGCGGGCCATCCACTTGGCGAACTCCGGCCACAGGTTGTCCTTCAGGTTGTCGCCCGTGATCGAAGTCGCGGCGCCCTTCGGATGGTCTCCCTTCTCCGCGTAGCACGCGAGCCAGTTGAGCCCACACCAGGCCATGACGGCCGACTTGCCTGGGCCGGCGCAGGCCTGCATCGAGATGCGCGGGATCTTCGGGTCGGCGAACGCCCGCAGCGCATCAGCCTGCCACTCGTCCGGCACGACACCGAACTGCTCGCGCACGAACGCGCTCGGGTCCAGGCGCCAGCGCCGGATCTGCTCAGCTCCCGCCATCGGCATCCTCGCTGCCCTGGAACATCGACTGGCAGACGAGCTCCTCGAGCGTCAGCTTGCCCTTGTGGGTGACGTCGAGCTTCGCTGGCGCGTACTTCGTGGCGACCGCGAGCCGGGTGCGCACCCTCAGAGTGCGCGCGCCGACGTCGTCGCCGCGCACCACGCGCCGCTCCACCATCTCCTTCGGACCATCATCGCTCTCCACCCAGCGCGTGACCTCGGTCACCACTTCGCTGACCAATGGCTCGTCCGCGATCTTCAGCGCCTGCTCGTGCAACGCGTCCACGCTGCGCAGGCGAGCATCCCGTATGCGTTCCGCAAACGCCGAATCCGCCTGCTCCCAGCGGTCCACCTGCGTCCTGCTCGGCTTGCCAGGCTGCGCGCAGTAGTCGACCAGGTAGCCACCCTGGGCGATCCACTCGCAGATCTCCGGCAGGCACACCGCGGGATCGTAGCTGGGCGGCCGCCCACGGGGCCGCCCGGTGCGCACGTGCTTGCGCCCGGGCTTGTCCTTCCGCTTCTTCGCCTTCTTCGTCACCGCTGCGAGTACTCCCCGCACTTCCGCGACGCCGGCGGGAACGACCAGCCTGGCTGGCTCCATCCCACCTGCGCGCCGGAGTCATCCGGCACCGGCTGCGAGTTGATCCAGATCATGGGGTAGCGCCGGCACTCCTTGCCGGCCAGGTGCCGGCACCCGTAGCACGGGATCTGATCCAGGTCGACCGCCCCCTGGATGTCCAACGGGCGCAGCGGAAACTTGTGGCCGTTGTCGCTCATCGGAGCAGCTCCGGGGGGAGCCACTTGCCGAGCTCCGGCACGCCGGCGAGCTCCTGGCGCCAGATCGCCAGCGCCCGCTCGTGCCGCGGCTCGTGTCTCAGCACGGTAGCCGCCGAGAGGATCATCCAGGCCGCGAGCGCCTGGGCGCGCTGCGCCCCGTTGCCGTCGACCAGGGGACCGAACACGCCGGCGTCGACCCCGACCAGCGACCACGGCACTAGGCGCGAGCCCTCGACGCTCCAGGCGTTCGCGAGCGCGGCCTTGGCGCCCTCGAGCGCGAACGCGCGCACGTCCGGCCGGCCGAACAACTCGCCGGCGGCGTCGAGCCCGTAGGTGCAGAGCCCGTGCTGCCACGTGCGCGTGGTCAGCCGGCGGCCGGTGGCACGGCTGTCGGTCGCGTCGACCTGCGCGTCCCACCACCATTGCCCGCACGCCCGGTAGCCGTCCATGTTCCGGTCGGCGAGCGTGCGCCAGTCCGCGCCGACGCGCTCGGCCATCGCTCGGTCGCCCAGCGCCTGGTAGATCCGCACCGCGGCAAGGCTCTCCCAGCCGACCGCGCGGAGCTCGCCGACGTACTCCTGGCTCGTGCGGCACAGCAGCCGGGCATGGTGCCCGAGCTCCCACTGCAGCGCCGGCGAGCCCGTGGCCCGCGCGGCGACGGCCAGCGTGCCCACCAGCCAGTGCTCGGTGTCCGGCCCGGCCCAGCGGTGCGCGTCGGCGCTAGTGATATCGCGCCCCTTGCCCAGCTGGTCCTGGCCGCTCCTGTGCGGCCGGCCCCACCAGAGCACCAGGCGCGGATGCCGGTCGAGGTCGAGCAGGCTGCCGTCCGCCTCGAGGTAGTGGCACGGGCGCCGCAGCGTGCCGAGCGCCACGAGGTATCGGACCTGCGCCGCGGCGAGCCCCTCGGGCATCCTGGCGAGCTCGCCGCCGATCCAGCACTGGTCTTCCTGGCGGCCGGTGTCGCCGCTGTAGGCGTTCGGACCGACTCCCCCGGCATCCCAGCCACCCAGGCGCGCGATGGCGCCAGGGAGCTGCGCAGCTCCCCAGGATGCCGCATCTGGCCACAGCCAGGCGTCGCCGGTTGGCCACGCGTGCGTCAGGCCGTAGGCCCTCAGGCCGCCCCACTCGCGCGCGGCGTTCACCGCGGCCTTGTGCGCCGGCCCCCTCATCAGTGACGGCCAGACCAGCACCAGCGGCCACGCGCGGCACTGCCCGTCGGCCAGCGTCTCGCCGGCCGGAAGCAGGCAGTCCGTCACGGTCGGCACCGAGACCCAGGCCTTGCCGCAGGTCAGCCGGAAGTTCGCCGGCACCGTGCCGATCACCTCGGGCACCGTCGGGTTGCTGCAGGTCACCACCACCTCGCCGAACGCGAGGTAGGGCTGATCCGGCCACCACCAGGCCCACAGGTCCGCGACGAACATCGTCGCCACGCGACCGCGCGCGTGCATCAGGTAGCCGGCGCCGTCCGGCACGATCGACTGCATGGCGAGCTGCGTGCCGCCGACCGCCGGGCGCCCGAGCGCCGCGACCACGTCGCTCGGAACACGCGCCTGCCAGATCTCGTCGGTTGCGGTCGCCGCCAGGTCGACTCGCTGCACCTCTCCGGCCTCGACGAAGACGCGCAGGTCCACCACCCGCACGCCGGGGCAGACCTCCCGGCCACCCACCCAGCGCACCAGGTCGCCGTCGTCCGCGACCGCCGCCCCGGCGTCGCCGGGCAGGGGCCGATCCACCGTGCACCTCACCCACCCCTCGTAGGGGGAAGGCGTCGCGTTCTCGATCCAGACCGTCTGCGCCGGCAAGGCGCAGCACAACAGCAGCAACGACCAGGTCTTCATGCTTTCGGTTCCTCGTGTTCTACCCGCTCCAATTTCGGACCCATACAATCCACCAGCGGCCACAGCAGATTCGCTTCCTGCACGCACTCGACAGCCAGGATCTCGAGCTCTGCCAGCGGACCGAGAAACTCGGCCCCTATCGGCGACGAAGTCGATAGCAGGCGCTTCTTCACGCAGCCCTCGAAGGTGTCCATGCTCTGCTTCAGGCTGCGCTTCGGGAAACCACACAGCCGCAGACACCGGACCCACATCACCCAGATCCACCCGAGCTGGTCGACCTGCTCCTCGAGGAACTCGCCGAACAGCTCGTCGAACGGGCGATCGAAGGAACGATTGCCATACTCGCGCGCGCCCTTGCGGACGCGCTT